AGGCGATTAACTGCTATTTTATGATATTCCGGATCAATTTCCATTCCTATATATTTTCTATCTAATTCTTTAGCAGCAACACAAGTTGTTCCACTACCAGTAAAAGTGTCAAGTATTACCCCCCCCCACATTGCTTGAATTAAGTATCAATTTTTTTATTATATTTAATGGTTTTATAGTTGGGTGATAATAATCTTCTTTGTCTTTTATATTTTTAGGCATTATCCAATATGTAGAAGCTGTGTCAAAAGTTGTGTTTAATTTAACCCCTTTTCTAAAATATAAACAAAATTCTTTATCTATTAAATAATTTCCACCACATAAAGGGGTTGGATTTGTTTTACACCAGGTCATTATTTCAAAAGAACAATTATGTTTTTCAATAAAAAATTTTAAATACTCTAATATTTGTTTTTTATTACACCAAATATAAATATTGATTTTTTTCATAACTCTTATATATTCTTCTAATAAAATATAATCAATTCCGTTTGTTATATTCAAATTATTTAATTCTTTCAACATATTGTTTTTTAAATTTTGCCCAATATTTGTATTCCCACCTTCTGTTTCTATTTCATACGGGGGATCAGTTATTATTAAATCTATACTCTTATCAGGAATATTTTTAATAAGTTCATAGCAATCGCCAAGTTGAATTGTGTTTATCATATCTTCAAATTTCATTATTTCACCACCTTATTACAATAATCTAAATTATGTTTTTGTAAACATTGATTGAATCTATCATTAAAATTAAAGTCTGGCTTAATTGCTATGAGTACCCATAAGGCACAAGCCCCCATAAATGATAAACCGGCGTACTTTAACCAAGTTGTAAATCGTTCAAAACGTAATCTTCGTAAGTGTTGTTTTGGTGTTAGATATTTCATTTAAAATAATCCTATCCAGAACTTAATTGTGATTTTAATTAACCAAGCAAATAATGTAATTCCTAAATATCCAACAATAAGTCCACAAATTATTCCCCACACCCATTCCATAATGGTTTCAGCCTTTTCTTCAAATGGTTTATGTTCTTTTAAATATTCTTTTTGTAATTTATCATATTGTTTTATTAATGTTTCGTTATACTTTTTTAATTTTATATTTTCTTCTTCTAATTCTATTTTTTTCATTTACTTACCTTCTTCCAATTTCTTTATAAGTTTTTGTTGGTATTTTACTTGTTCTTTTAGATTTACAATTTCTTTTTCCTTCCTATAATTTTCTCCTAATGCTGGAATACCTATAATAATTGTAAATAAACCAAACAATAATACAAAAAATAATAATATTTCAAAAATTGTGTTATCTTTACTCATTATTTTTGCCTTCTTCCTTTAGTTCTTGCTTCCAAATATAACCATAATCAGTTTTTTGCCTACCAACTGCACAATTACTTATACATTTTTCATTAAACCCTAATTCTCTTTGAATATCTCTTTGACAAAACCATTTTTTTATAAAATTGCCATTTATGTCATATTGATATATAATTTTTGAACTATTTACTTCTTTTCCCCTTTTCCCAAACATTTTACTATCTTTTCCTTTTGGTGCTTTATTTAATCCTAATCTAAAGGCTTCTCGATTATTATGTGTATATGTACACCATTCTAGGTTTTTTAATCTATTATCAAGTTTATTTCCATTTATATGATTTATACATTTTAGATTATTAGGATTAGGTATAAAAGTTTGTGCTAATAATCTATGAAGAAAATGTTGTTTTGTAGTTCCATTTTTTGATAATCCAACAACATAATATAAACCATTGTTTATCAATTTTATATTTTTGCTTTTTACAATTCTATAAGAACCACCTTTTATTCTTACTTTTCTCTCAAGGCTTCTTATTTCACCTTTACTGGATATTTCGTAAATGCCTTCATAGTTTTTTATTGGTTTCCATTTTGCCATTTACTCATCACCATTTAATATATGTCTTGCATAATCTATTGTTTCAATTAACAATGTTTCAGGCATATCTACACTTGTATCTTTTAATATTTCTATTGCTTTGTCTATTCTAGTTTGTAAGTTATTAATTTTCATTTGCATATCATAAGCAAGTTTAAATAATCTTTGCCTTTCATAATCGTTTAAAACTAAATTATCATCATTCGTTTTGAAAGTTTCATTTAATTTGTCTATTCCTTTAATTAAATCTTTTTCTTTCATTATTTAACCCCCTTAAAATAATCTTCAATCGGTTTGTTAAACTCTTTCTTTGCACTATGGAAGTGTACTATTTCCTCATTGCTGTTGATTAAGTCTTGTACTTGCCTTAAAGTATATTCTGCTTGGTGTAACTTATCTATTAGCTTTTCAATTTCCACCATATTAAATAACTTCTTGTATTGTTTCAATTCGCCGAGCACCTTTGCGTAGTCACTAATCTCACCAACTTTTATTTTATTCATAGTAACCTCCGTTTTCTATGCAATCGTCACATACATTATCTGGATTAAGTGGGTCACACATTCTATATTGTTCATCTTTTAAAACCACACAATTACAATTAGGACACTCGTATAATTCCTCATAGCACCAATCTAGAAAGTCCTGTGGTTCTCTATCACTATAATTGTTCTTTCTAAAGTTTTCTCTATATTCTTTATAATAAGACCAACATTCTTTTAAGTTTTTGTTTACTATATCAAAATTTGCATTCATTATTTATCACCTTTCTTCTTCTTATCAAATTGTTTTTCAATATCTTCACGATATTTTTCTCTTGCCATAAAGACACGAATAAATGTGCTAAAAGGCAAACTTTCTTTTTTGGCTAGTTCTTCTATCCATTCAACAAGTTCTTTGTCATTTTCATTAAATCTAATGTGTACTATCTTCAAAATAAACACCACCTTTCCTAATCACATAATTTTGAATATTTTGTAAGTAATGAAACACAAACAAATGTTCCAATGACACCGATCCAATTTAAAATAAATGGTTCAGTAAATATCAGAAGCATAAATATTGAAGATATTATTAATAAAACTATTGACACCCAATTCTTAAATTTCATTTTCATTTCCTCCTATCTTTTCTATTGATAAATTAAGTATAACACCCTTTGTATACAAATACAACACAAAAATATACAAAATTAATAAAATATGTAAAATATGTAAAACACCATTTTTAAACCATTTAAGACACTTTTGCCTTTTGTAGTATAATTGCACTAGGAAATAAAAAAAGACGCTCTACGCGTCTAATTTTAACTATTTTATCTGTATTCCGTCTATGGTTTTACCAATTATGCCTGCATAACCATTTTTTGTGTCGTCTACTTTGTTTACCCAATCTAACCAAGAACCACCTTTAATGTGGACACGATATGTAGCTCCTTTAATTTGTACTCCATCAATATTATTTGGTAAGTTTCCTGCATAGTCAGTATCACCTTTGATCCAGGGTAACCATTTAGCTTTGACTTTATCATGAACTCTATATTCTCTTGAAGTAATTCTTAAAGCACTAACACCGTGTCCAAAATTTCCAGCATAATCTTTAGATCCTACTTTAACTTTTGGAAGCCATTTATTCTTAACATTGTCATATACTTGGTATGTATCAACCATGTTTGGTAAGTCAGCGTCAATATATGGTGTAGGGTTAATGCGCGTGTCTTTTGTATTTCTTACTTCAAAATGTAAATGAAAACCAAAAGACTTGCCAGTATTACCCATATAACCAAGAACTTGTCCCTGTTTTACATATTGGCCCTTTTTTACTTTTACATTTTTTAAATGTGCGTATAAAGTGTAATAGCCGTTAGGGTGTTTAATTTTAACAAAATTACCGTATGATTTATTACCCTTTGCTTTTTTGTCATTTACTTGCCCTATTTGAATAAGAGTTACTTTGCCCTCTGTATGAGCTATTACATTGCAACTTTCGTCTTTATATTTTCTCAGGTCAATTCCTTTATGAGTAAGTGCATTATATTTACACGTAATTTGATTTTTTGCGTCTTCTAAAACTCTTGACATAATTAATCTTCCTTTTCAAATATTTTGCCTTGTGTTAGGTAAGCACTGATAACACCTGCCACAACTATTATAGTTGCACTTATTTTGCCGATGTTCCAGTCCCATATTTTTGCAAGTCCAAGAAGTAACATATTTATCATATTTAATATGTTTACTGCGTACTTGCTATACTTTTTGATTTTGTCCTTCATTTTAATTCCTCCTAAATTAATACTTATAACCTATAACACGAGCAACAAGCACGTGATTACCTGTATCGTGAACTTCTGCGCCTTGGTTATCTTGATAAGTTGAGCCAGTCCAATATGAGTTAACAGTTAATTGTGTCGAGCCTATATTATAAACAGTTGTAAATAAGAAACGTCTTCCGCCATTTGCCATTGTTTCAAAGTTTAATATAACGTCTTTGCCTGGTATTCCACTTACACTTTTAAATTGGTTCCAACCTTGGTCATCTCTAAAAATAACTTCTATATGATTATAGTTGGAAGTATTATCGTTTAAATTAATTGTTCCACTTGAGCCATTCGTACTATTAAACAAAACATACGCTTTCATTTCATTACTAACTGCATTATTTACATAATTACAACTATATGTATCAGTTTGAGATGTGGAATAAGCGTCTACTATTTTATTATCTGGCACAGTCCCCTGAAATCTTTTTATAATCTTCATTTTAATTCCTCCTAATCAGTTGTTTTGGTATATTCTACAATTACATAGCCACTTAAATTGCTTCTATTTTGCCCTGTTTCTATTTTTATTTGATTTGAACTTATATCATACCAACAACCAAAGTCAGCACCTGAAGTTGTTAAAGGTCTTACTGTATTCATTCCCATTCCTGAACTAGTATAACCCATACAATATAATACAAAATCAACATTTGATATTCCTGTGTTATAACCTTGCTGTGCGGCATTAGGTAGTGCAGATATATATATAACTTTTCTATAAATTGGTTTGCCATTAATCCATAACTTCCCAGTTACTACTTCATCTGTTGAATAGTCATCTACTTCTTCGTAGCCGTCTGGAACTGTTGACCCGTCATAATCAAATATTGAATTAATTGGCAATGTATCTCCGCCTGTAAATGCTTGCCCTCCAACTTGGAATAAACCACCAACTTCTTCATTGTACTTACCCATTATACTTACGCCGTTTGGCGAGAAAGCTATATGTGGTGTTCCACTTGATAAAGTTATTGCAAAAGTTGTTTGCGAAAGCTTGTCAGCAACAGTTACATTAATTATATATGAGTTGCTTACGTCAAAACCTCGCTCTGTATCTCCCAATATTAACTGATCAATGTCATAATATTCATTGCTTGTCGACGCAGTAATCGTTGTTGTCCCTGGCGTTGTTTGGCTCGGTGTTTTTGCATTTGCATAATTATAACTTATACTTTGAATTGCATTTGTAACGCTACCAAAGTTATTATTCCAATAAGTACCACCAAGAGAAATATTAACATATTCTCCAACACCATTTGGTGTTCTGTGTTCGTCAGTTCTTTGTGCAAGTGGTGACTGATTTTTTTGTATCGGTGTGTAGTTTACCATTGTTGTATTTGTAATTTGATATACGTTTGATAAATCTCGTGTGTCAACTGCCCACACTTCAATTATTCCACTCGTAGCTGTTATTTCAAGCTCTACATCTTCGCCTTCAACTTCATTAACTAGTGCTGTTTGATTTGCACCATTTTTTAAGAAGTAACCTTTTATTGACGCGTACCTATGAGGCGTTGCTTTGTTATTTGCAGGTATTGTAACTTTAATTGTTGAATACCCTGTAATTAACTTCTGGTCATCTCCTGTTAATGCAAGTGTTGTAGCGTTGCTATCTTCATAACCTACAATACTCATTTCAGGTTTGGTTGCGTCATTATTTGCAGCTGAATAAGTTCCGTTTCCAACAGTTTTTATTGTACTTGTTTCTGCACACGTTACTTTAGCATAATATGTTCCACTTGGAGAGTTTGGTATTGTTGCGTAAAAATTATTAATAGCCGCTTCATTATTAAAACCTGAAACATTACCATTTATATTTCCAGTATATACAGCACAAGCACTCTCGTCTACGTTGCTTATCAAAGTAAGAGTATATGTTCTTCTTAATGGGTTGTTTACGTTAACTGTGAAACCATTATCAATAGCTCCTGAACTTACACTTACTGGTTTAGGGTAGTCATAAGTTGTAAATGGAACGGCTCCACTATTGCTCCATATTCCACTATCTTGCCTACGGCACTCAATATAAACCGAATGTGAACTAGCCGCAGATATGCTAACTGTTCCTGTGCCACCACCATACAAACTATCGCCATTATAAACTGTGAAAGACCCACTCGTTGCACTGTCACCAAATACATCATGCCAGCCTGCGCTTCCGTCAAAGTGATATCTTACCCAGTTACAAGTTTCAGTTGTTGACCAGTTAAATGTAACACTTGTTTCAGTCATGCTTGCCACTGTAAGCCCAATACCTCCACTAAAGCCACGCGGTATTGTTGGAAGTGTTGCACTTCCTGATGTTGAAACTTCTGGCAATGAAGAACTATATCGTGGTAGTACTGCCGAATAGCCTATTGATTTTGTTCCGTCGCCATTATGTCCAATAACAAACTCATGACTATAAGTTACGCTCGTATTACTTCGTGGAAATAACGTGTTAACACTATAAGTTTGCCCGTCGCAAGTTATTGTTAATGTTCTATAATTTGGCGACTCCCAGAACGTAGATGTGTTAGCAGACCTCGTTATTGTTACAGTTACATTTACGTAAGACACATTGTTTATTGTATCTTGACTTGTTACAGAACTGCTTATTGATAAAATCGCAGCAAATCGTTGTATGTTTAAGGGTGTATATAATTTACTCATATTTATTCCTCCTATATTAAGCTGTCCCACACTTGGTCACCAACTTTTTGTCTTAATATTCCCACAATAACTGCCTGATCTTCAATAGTAGCTTCTTTTGTGGTCATACCTTTGTCAGTAAACTCTGTTATGATATCATCGTTTAATGTTTTTGTCCTAATACCATCGTTGTTGGCTGTAAACTTAACTTCGCTTGTTGAAGAAGTAATAGTTATACCACGCGAGATGTTAACTGTGTCGGTTTTGACTTCGTTTGCGTTTTGGCTGTAAGCAAGTTTAATTGCACCACTATTAAGCATTATGTCATATATTTCACAAGAGTTTGCAGCATTACTTACAAATTCAATTTTTATATTGTTTGAAGTAACATTTATCGGGTCAATTTCATCAACACCCGTTTGAAATAATGTATAATAACCATCTTGAGTTAATGCGTATTCTTTATCGTTAATAACAACTTTAACTGTTGCCAATGGGTTTAATAATTTATAATAAAAACTTAATGTGTATGGACCATTTGCAACGTTTTGTGCTTGATATAAAGTGTTGTTTTGAAGAAGTATACTATAACTATTAACGGCGCTTGTATTTGTGTTTCTAATTACATTTCCATACCAATATTCAAATACCTGCCCTGTATCTAAAACTTCTTGCGCGCTAAAATCTGTATTACGCAAAATATTATTTCCACCGGCTTCGCTAAATGTATTTGTAAAACCTGTTTCTGCGTCAATAAATAAGTTGTTTACTTGTTCTTTTGTATAAACATTTCCAAGTTCATCTTCAACGGTTGTTACTTTTTTTGTAAGCCCCTCAATAGTTCCTCGTTGTTTGTCCACAATTAACCATGTTTCATTTATTTTTCTATCAGTCTTGTCAGCTTTCTTATAATTGGTTACTGCATTGCTTGGTATATCTGTGTAAATAGTTTCTCGCAAACCACTTGTGATGTTTATATCGTCATTAAGCATTAAGCATTGATAAGTAGTATTATCTATTTCTACTCTATACATATCACCTATGTCGTAGTATAAAATACCGGTGCTTTCAAAATCACACTTGTAATAAGTAAGACCATTTAATTGTTCTAGTATTTCAGGTAAGTATTCGCTTCTGTCGTTGTAGTTCATTATTAAGTTTTCGCTTATTTTTAATTCGCATACGCCGTTTTGTGCCACGCTTGTTTCATCTTGTAAATATACGCTGTCACTATCAGCTGCACGACTTAATACTATTGAATTAACTGGCCCGTATAACTCATTAAACTTAACGTTTGTATCTTTTAAATATTTACCATTTATAACATCGTTTATGTTAATAATATAAGGCTGATAAGTTGTTCGCGAGTTACCTTTTTCTGCTTGTGCTTGTAAGCTATGAACAAGGTTATCAGTAATAATTGTGGAATTATCATAATTGATAGCCCACCTAACATAGTCAACGTTTGAAGGTATTGTTTTAGTTAATGTGCTAGTATTTGAAACTTTTTGCCTGCCTAGGTAAGTGTCGTCGCTACTATAATATGAAATAACCATATTATCAATTCTTTGATTTACTGAAAATGTATATTTTACTCCACTTTCAACAGGTATTTCTTGGTTAAATAAACAGTTTCTATCATCTTCCACATACTCGTTTGAACTATTTATGTACCCTTTTTGATAACCTAAATCTTCGTCAAGCAAATTTTTGCTTCGTTTTTGCATTTTAGGGTATCTAATTTCCAGCTCGTCATTTTCATTAATACACACAATACTTCCTGTTGCCTGTGCTACTTGGTCAAAAATATCTCTGTATGTATAATTAATATTCGCGAACATATCGTGGTCTAATATTCTGCTTTTGTTTGCATAATCATCATTATAACTTGCAAACGTAATTCCTATTTGATTACAAATAACATTAATATAATTGTTTAATGTCATTGGGAACTCTTCAGTTATTGCTATGTAGTTTTTCATTGCTGTTATCATTTTGTCATAGCAAATTATTTTATATTCGTCAGTATCTTCTTGCTTTTCACTTGAATAAACATAGAAACTTCCAAAGTTTACATAATCATAATTGTCACGATAATCTTGAACTGTATTATTTCTCGTTTTAATTCCAAAAGACACATTGTTAAAACGTGTGCCTAATGGAATATCAATCTTGCTATTTATATCAAGCTGGCGCATTGCTGATTTTAAAATATCACTTTCGTAATGGAAAGAAACTAAAGACAAATCTTCATTTGTTAAGGTTTTTGATTGTTCATTTTCCACATAAGTTATAATTATGTCTGTTTCACGCCCGAACTCTTTTATTTTATCTTTAAATTCACTTGTATGTGTTCTCATTTTTTACACTCTTTTCTTAATACTAATAAATGCAATTTGAACACCACGTCCACGGGCTACGTTTTCATAATTTGCTTCCCAGTCATTAGTGTAAGTATTTATTGTAGTTCTACCTTTTTCAGGATCATCATAAGTAATTGTTTGTGTAAATTTATTTAAAATTGGTGCAACAACTTGCATTTCTGCATTAGTAAGTGGTTTAAATGTTAAAGTTATTTTTGGATAAACTCCTTTGCCTGTTCCAGAAAAATCTCCATCAAGATTTCTTCCTGTGTCATCTCCCCACAATTTATGGTAGCCAAATTTTGCACTTGTTATATATTGTGAAAGAGATACGTTATCTATTAATATACTATTTGCATTTATATACATTTAATCACCTCTTAATTGTTAAACATAAAGTCGTTTTCATTATTTATAGTTTTTAATTCGCGACTTATTGTCCTTCCATTCATTTGTGTAACATTTGTTAGATTAATTGTAACTCTTTTTGCAATTTCACTTCCAAGTAATGCCATCTGGCTTTCATTATCTATTGGAACAATACCTTCACGCCCTGCCTCGCCGGCAACATGAAGAGGCACTCCTCTACCTGGCATATTTACAATTCCTCCATCTGCGTGAAATACTTTAGCAAGATTTTGAGCAAAAGTGCTTGTTATATTTTTGATCTTTGCCATTTTGTCAATTGCATCTCTAACTTTATCAATAGCATTGACAACTTTTTGCCCACCTTTTTCACTCATTTCAACTTCATATTGAGTTTTATATTTTTTATCTAACTTTTCAAAACTTTCTCTTAATTTTTCACTTGCTTCTTTGTTACCAAATAACCAACCGTTAGTATCGTTTAACATTGGATTTAAATCACCTTTTAACATTTTGTAATACTCATATTGTTCTTCTTTAGTTAACTTGCCTTGTTTATATAATTCATCCATAGATTGCGCATTGTCTAACACGCTTCGTCCATATTTTAAATTATTTTCAACTCCTATACTTTTCTCATGCGACCAATCCATTTCACTTTTAGTTACTTTTTCTAACATCGTCATTGCTGCTTTTCTTTGCTCTGTTGTTGATTTATCACTTTCTAATACTTTTTTTGCATCATCAACGTATTTTTTGTCAGCTTCTCTAGTTATTCCCATTAATTCATCTCTATGCTCTAAAGCTGCGTTTAATTCATTAACTTGTTTTATTACTTCTATAACTCCCTTTGTTGCCATAACAACTAAATAGACGGTTCCAGCAATAGCAAGTAGAACAGCAAGCAAACCTAATAATCCGGTTGCGCCAGCTCCTGCTATAAATGTTCCTAATAAAGATCCAATCCATCCACCAAGAGCAGTATTTGCTACCCATCCACCTAGAATTGTAAATGCGGCAAGTCCAAGCAATATTTTAGTAAGTTTTGGATGTTCTTTTATCCATCCTGTAACTTTTACAAGCCAATCAGGAATTTTAACATTAGCGAATCCTAAATCTGTGGACCCACCACCGACACCTCCGCCTCCTGATGATTTGTTATCACTTAATACATTTGCTTCATCAAATCCTGCAAGTTGTTTTCTAATTTCTTTTGCAGAACTTGCTCCGCTTTTTAAGTCTTTTGATACTTTAGTGCTAAACAATTCTTTGCCAAATAAGGTTTTCCACACATAATTTATATAAGCCATTAGCGTTCTTATTAAATTTATTATTTTTTCTACAATTGGTGTAAAAGCAGCATACAAAGATTTTTTTAAACCATTCATCTGGTCACCAAGTTTTTGATTTTGTGTCAGTACACTATTCATAACTTGCCTAATTCCCATATATGCGCTTCGGATTCCAAATATAGCAAGACCCCATCGCGTAATTTTTTTCAAGACATTTGAAGCGCTTTTGCTAGCGTTTTCAGTTGAAATGCTAAATTTGTTTGTGTCAGCACTCACTTGTTGCATTTTAGTACTTATAACACTTAAATCGTTTTTTTGCTTTTCATATTTTGCTGTTAATTTATTAACTTTTAGCTCTTGTTTATCTATCAGTTCGTTTTGTTTTGTAATTTCTTCAAGAACTTGTCTTTGTTCTCTATTTAAAACGCTAACTTGATTTTGTGCGTTATAATATGCCTCATGAGTTTGTTGTGGAATAATAACTCCAGATCCTTCAGGATTAGGATAAGAACTTTTTCTCATAATTTCTTGTTGTTCTTTTAATTTTTGATTGATGTCATTATATTTTGCGTCAAGTCTATCTGCTTCCTCATTCATAATTCTTAAGCTTGTTTCATTTTTACTTAAATCATATTCAGTAAACTTTATATCGGCTTGTTTACTTTGATATTTTTTTTCTAGCTCTTGTAATTTGCTATCAAAGTTTTTTGTATCTGCACTAACTTTAATAATAACTTCTCCATCCATAAACATTCTCCTTTCTATTCACCCAGTAATTTATGATATTCTTCCATATTTTTTATTTCCTCTTGGTTAAATTCTTTTTTCTTTTTTTGCACTTTTTTTAAAGCAAATTGTTCTTTTGCTTTTCGTAGTTTTTCGCGCTCCTTTGGATCATTTATTTTATTAAGATCTAAATTTCGTAATTCACGAATTCTATTTAAAACGCAACTGTTACCTAATTCGCTTTGTGAAAGCCCACACACCAGATAATAAAATTCCCACCAGTGCATATATTTGTCTTTTATACTCATTTTGTAATCACTCATAAAACTTGCCTCAATAAAAGGAAAGTCTTGTATAAAATCCATGTCAGGTTCTATATTTTTGTCTTCGGCAGCATCTGTCATTCCACACTTTAAATAATAGTTTGCTTTTTCAATTAGCTCTTTATAATGTTGCGTGTCTTTTAATGCTTCTTCTCCAAATAGCAAGTATATTATAGCCATCCCTTTTTCAGCGACATCTATATCTTGCATACTAATGTCATTACATTTTATTGCCACTTTATAATCTGTGTTAATTTTATATTTCTTTCCATCTATTTCAGCGTATTCAGGGTAATTAAATAATGTTTCCTTCATCTGCGCTACCATATTTCTTTTTAATATCATCAAACATTGATTCTGTTTCTTTTTCTATTATTCCAAATACAGGTTCTAAAGAATTTACAATGTCATCAAACATATCATAATATGGGTATCTATCTATTGCTTTTAAAATTTTTTTTGTCATTCCTTGACCTATCAACATATCAAGTGCTTTTTCTTCGCTATCATAAAATTCACGAAGTAATTTTATTTGTTCTTCTTGCTTCCAAGATAGAAGTTTGTTTCCTTTTTTATCTTCCTTTTTTTCAAGCACTTGCGATTTTTGCTTCAATAAACTTACATTTTTTTTGTGGATTTCATCCATTTTACTTATTCTTAAAGGCAACTCTATATCTTGCAAGTCTATTTTAATCACTAGTCCAGTATCATCACCATTTGCCTTTTTTACATTAAATCTCAAAACATTTTTTTCTTCAATTTGAATTGTGTTCTCCATAACACATTCCTCTCTTTCTTTTTCAATAAAAAATAAGGCAGGTGATTTGTTTCACCCACCTTATCAGGTTTTATTATAAACTTGTTGTAGGTGAGAAACTTATTCCACCTGTTCCGCCGATTGTAGCAGTTCCAACAACTGGATTGCTGTAATCTATATCATAAGAAATTGTGGCATTTTCACCAAGCCATTCATTTATAGTTATTAAAATTGTATATTGTACTGCTTCGTAAACGCCAGAACTAACAGTTTTAGCTGTATTAATTTCAACTAATTGAGTTTCACCAGCAGTTGCTGTTTTTCTTAATTCATCAAGATAATCATATATAGCATCTTCACTATAACAACGTTTTCCACTAATAGATGAGCTTAATTGATAGTTGTTAAATGTTGTTTGTGCAGTTCTATTTAAGATAGTCTTGTATGTATCTTTTTGTGGGTTGAAAGCAACTGATAATGCTTCAACACCAGTACCTTCACGAACATAAGTAGGATTAGCAGTAGCGCCTGTTGTAGTGGCTGTATTAATCCAATGTTCATATTGATCTCTATAAAGTTGAGCCATTTTTCTTTTCCTCCTTTATAATTTTTTCTTTTTTATTCTCATTTGCAATAAGAACAATATCTTTAAAGTCAAGAGGTTCAATAAATCCTAAACGTTGTAACTTTAAGATTTGCTCTAAATTTAAACCTTTTAACTCATCACCTGCGAAATAGTACTTGCCATTTGCATTGAAATCTTTAGCAGCAATAACTTTTTTATTTGTCATAGACTTATTGTACCTCCATCGTTTCTATAAGTTATTTGTATTTGAATATCAAATGTTGCTTCAGTTCCATCAACACTGTTGATTGTTCCACAATTTAAACACTCGATACTTTCTATTCCATTTATTTCAGGCAAAACGCCTTCTTTATTATTAGTTTTGATTTTATTTTCAAAATCTTCAAAAAAACCAATGTTTGATAAATTATTAATTTCATCTTGTGAATATGGTTTGCGGCTTCTTAATGAATATACATCTCTATAAATTTCCACTCCTGTTACCCATCGTTCGACAACACTATCAGTTGGAATCTTATCTAGTGAGTAATTACCTTCTTTTCCAAGAAAATCAGCATTGATTCGGTAATTTCTATCTTCTGTTAAAGTATTAATAATATCAAAAAGATAATCTCTTAACTTTGTTATTCTATAATTCATGATTTACTTCTCCTATTTATTTCTCTTTGAACTGTGCCTATAAGTTCATCTTTTTTTAAAGCCCACATCCTTTTGTCCCAATATGGTCCTGTTCCAGGAGTTGTATATTTTTTTACAACTCTTGTACCATCTTCACGTTCTCCATAATATTGATATCTTGCATAAGGCATTTGATACACAATATATTCTGGATTACTTAAATCAGTAGTTGTTCTCAAGTTGCCATCTTTATATGGCACAAACTGATCCATCATTTTATAACAAGTGTTTTGATAAAACTTTTGAATTGATCCATTTTTATCGATTCCAAGTCTTATTTTTATTTCACTTAAGGGTTTTAATTTAACAGGCATTTTACTTGCCTCCTAAATGAATGTGTGAATTATTACCAAAGTTATTATTATTTATACTTGTAATATTATAAATAAGATATTCTTTTAAATCTTGCTGACGTTCTATGTCATCTTTAAGTTCGCCTTGTACGATTATGTCCCCAATGCTAAAATCGCTAATATCTAAATCGGCATTTTGCCCATAAGGTATTCGCACGTCAACATTGTTTGCGTTTTCGTAGCCTTTATTTATTCCCGCACCTTCGCCACCAAAGAACCACGCTTCATCGTAGTTATGTCTTTCCCATTTGGGGTATTTTGTGGTTTCATCAATGCCAGATAAATGATAAATAGTTACTTTGCTATTCGTTATCATTAATCAAGTCCACAATACATAAGGTGTTCGCCATTAAATATTACGCCAAGCAAGTAAGTTTCAATTATATCTTCGAACTCGTCGTTTTGAGATTTAATAATAGAACTTATATTACTTGCTGTGCCATAACTAACGGAGTAACCATCTGTATTTTCACTTTTAATATTGCCATTGCTGGCAGCTTGATTTGTTGATTGTGTATAAGAATTTATACTATTTATCAATTTATATTCACAAAGTTTTACTTCTTGCGGTATATCACTATACTCTGCATTTTGTAATCTATTAAATGTTCTTTCGTCGATTTTTCTTCTTGCCTCAAACTCTAATAAATTAAAAGACGTTTCGGCAAGTGTGCCACCTAATGTTTTATAATCTTCATAAGTTAGGTATTGTCCACTAAACTCCATAAACGTCCTCCTTTAAATTATAAACTTACTACTGCACCATTGTAGATAATTAAATCGTCCATAACTGCTTTAGTTCCTTTATAAGCAAATAAACCAAATGCAGTTGCGTCACTTAATTGAACTTTTTCTGGATTCATAATAGAAGTCATAATAGGTTGTGCAACAGCACCTTTAACCATAACTACATAATTAATTCCATTTGGTAGGAATACATTTGAATAAACATTAACGTTGTTGAATGTTCCTTGTTCATAATTAGGTACTATACCTAAATTATTTGAATTAGAAATAGAATTAATTTTGTTTCTTAATTTTCCATAATAAGCAGGTGACATAACAACTTCAATCATATTTCTAGGTACACCTTGTACAAAGTTATTTTTAGTTGTTTCAACTTTTTGAATTGCTTCTTCGATTTCATCTTCAATAGATGGATTTAAACCAGTTGCAGTGAATGAAGTACCAGCATTAACAGCTTCAGCAAAGAATTTTGTATCTAATTCAACTGCTAGAGCGTCTTGATGATTTTTAGTTCTTCTTTCGATTAAACCACCAACTCCATAAGTTTTAAGGTCTTTTTCTTCAACTTCTTCGATGTATTCAGTGTCATCGTTAATAGCAATTACTACTGGTTCAACTTTAACAGCTTGTCCTTTACCAGCAGTTCTTGCAGTTCCATAAGTATTTCCGCTTATGTTTGCAAATCTTTTTGCTTCTACTGTTCCAGAAGTAGGATCTCCACTTAAGTCAGTATTTTTTAATTTTGACGCAAGAGTAATATGTTGTAGATTGTCAATAACTTTTCCATATTCTTCTGCAAGTTTATCTTTACCTGTAGTAACAAGTTCGATTGATAATGCGTCTATTCTTGCCATAAATTAATCATTCCTTTCTTCTTTACCAAACTAATGGTATGCTTTTTGTATTATTATCTTGTTCACTATCTCCCATTGCTTCCATGTCTTTTTGTTGATTAGGATTAGCAAAAATATCTGTTTTATCTTTTGTTAATTCATCAAATAAATCTTGTATACCTTTGCCTTTGTTGTCTGGATTATTTAATCCAGTTTTAATATCATTCATAAGACCAGTTCTTGCATAGTCGCTAGTAAACGTTTTGCCTTCAAATAAAGAATTAATATTATCAGTTAATATTTTGTCTTCTTCTTCGGCTTTTTGTTTTGCTTCACGTTCTTCATTTTGACGTACTAATTCGTCATATTTAATTTGAAGTTCATCAGCAGTTTTTGAGTTTTCCTTAAGTTCTTTTAGTTGGCTTTTTAAGGTTTGCAACTCCTCTTTGTCCTTTGTTACTAATTTGCCATGTTCGGCCATAATAGTATCAATTAACTCACTATCTAATTCTAAACCTTTTAAAAACTCGCGCATACAATATCTCTCCCTTCGCTTTTTCTCTTGGTCTCGTCCAAGTGTGAATAGATACAAGTTCTCTTGAACTCTATATAAATTATATCACAAAACAAAAAAAGTGCAAAATTGCACTTTTATTCATAATTCATTTTTTTAAACTTGGCAAAAGTTAATTTACTGTTAGGGTGTTTTTTTTATATTCGTTAATTGTTCTCCATACACCCTTTTCCATATTATAACACCTTATTTCTTGCTTGATTTCTTTTTAGTCGATTTTTTTGGTTTTTCTTCTTCCACAACTTTTTCTTTGTGTTCATCTTTAAATTCTGGAATAACTTCAATTACTTTTACAACAGCACTATTAATTCTATTGTTACCTAATAAATACTCACATAGATCATTGTTGCATTCAAATACATCGCCAACATATAATCTCCCAATTTCGCTTCTTCCAATTCTTTTTATATTTTTTATCTCATCAAATCTACCTAGTGTAAACTCTTTTGTAACTTCAACTTTTATCATTTCAATTCCTCCTTATATTTCGAATGATGATTTATGTGGAAATTTATTCTCAAAAAAATCTACCATTCTTTTTTTAGTTTCAGTAAAATCTTCACTACTCAATAATTGAGTATCATTAAAACATACCATATCATAATTTTTAAATTTTTCAAAATCAGTGTCCTTGCGTACTGACACATAACAACTATTGCGATGATTATTAAATTTATAATACGGCAGTGTGTCTTTATATAAGCACGTAAATACGTGTGTGCATATATTATTTTTGTTTCTAAATCTGCTCACCGAGTTTGCCTTTAAAAATAAATCGTAGTTTTCATCCACAATCTTCTTTTCAAAATTCTTTTTTCGTGACGTTGGCAAGTGATCCAGGGCGTACCAATGTGAGTTGTTGCCATTTAATTTCAGTTGCAAGTCCATTCCGTTATTTAATGTCTTGTAAAACGTTCCGTCTGCACCTTCAAGCCAATATGCGCCAAACTTTTGTAAATTAGTTTGCGTGTCTTTATATACTGGGTAGTTATCTACAAAAAACATTCCTGCTGTTACTGGGTTTAAAAAATAATAGTCGTCATCGCAAGCTATGTAATTGTCGCTCAAGTCTGGAATACTCCCAATGTATGTGCCTATTGTTATTGGGTTAAATGTTGGCAATAATTCTTTTGGTATAAACTCCTCGTGTAAAACTATTCTTAACTTTGGGTTGTTTTTATTCAACCAGTTTGGTATTTGAGTTTCGCTAGCTACAATTAAAAATACTTTATTTACCCACGGGCAATTTTGTTCTACGCCTCGAAACCAATAATTAAAACAATCCCAATCACGATATCTTTCTTCACCGACGACTTGCCTGTCGGTCGAATGTTCGTCCTGCATATATTTATACATTATATTGTGCCAAGTCTCATCTTTGTCATTATAAAACGGAACAACTATATCTATCATTATAATTCTCCGTTTCTATCTTTCCACGATAAGCTGTTTTCTCGGCCTGAATTATAAATGTATAATACCTTGTCATAATAATAACGGGTGTGTGGAACTTTTTTTAATTCTTGTTGAAAATAGTAGTCTTCGCGTGCCTTCATTGTTTCGTCAAATCTTGGCAATATTTCCTTTTTATATATTGCTTTCCATACGGCAGGATTGCAGGGGCGAACTACGACGTCGTTTGTGTTTATATCTAGCCAGTTAAAATATATTATGTCTTCTTGCCTTGTGTTTATTAATACAAGAAGCGTGTCAACATAGTTTGGCATAACCATATCGTCACTGTCCACAAATGCAATATACTCACCTTGAGCCATTTCTATACCCTTGTTTCGTGCAGCTGATACACCTTTATTTTCTTGATGAATAATTTTAATATTTAATGTTTCATCTTCATAATAATCAAGCAATTCTTCCTTACACCCATCGTCTATCACAATCAATTCTGTAAATGTAGTTAATTGCGGCAGCAAACTATTTATTAATTTTTCAGTCAGTTCATAAGTATTGTAATATGGAATAATAATAGATAACTTTACCATTGTCTATCTCCACCTTCCCTTAACTCTTTTTCGCATTGCTTTAATCGTTTTTCTAAAAATTGATCTATTAGGGGGTCCTTGCCTTTTTCACTTAAATAAAGTTGTTTGGTGTCGGCATAATGCCTTATTGTGCTTGTTCCCCACACTACTTTTTCTCTTATCGTTGTAACTGACTTATAATTTTGTTGATTCCATACATATATTGGTTCAGGAAGTAGTTTAAATGAATTCATATAAATACAAATCTTGCAGTGTTGGTTCTTATCTTCTTTCAATGTACCTTCATTATAAAGGCATTCTTGACGGGTTGCTAGCGACTTTTTTATAACCTTGCCACAACTACCACTCCACCCCGCTATCGCCTCGTATTTGTCTTTATATGTGGGTATAAAACACGTTGTGAGTTTGTCGTTCTTATAACTCGCCATTCCGACAAACAACACGTCCGGTTTAGTCTGCAATTTGTTGTTGATTTTTTCGAGGGCATATTCATCATAAAGCCAGTCGTCACTATCAATGTAATAAACATAATCGACGTCGTCGCTTAAATGCAAATAAGCCTCGTTGCGTGCACCACCATTAAGTCGTTTTTGTTTCAACTGAATGATTTTGTGTTTAGAACCTAGCAAACTTCTTGCTATTTCAACCGACCTGTCCGTTGACATATCGTCTACAAATACAATTTCATAATTTTTGTACGTCTGATTTAAAACACTCGTTAAGCATTTTTCTATCGTATGTTCGTAATTATAGTTCGGTATTATAATTCCTATTTTATAATCTTTTCGTTCGACCTTGTTCCAATTCTCGTCAGTTATTTTTGCCTGTTTTATGCAATCAATATCGTAGTCCGTCAGATTTATGTCCACATACTTGCACCTTGCATAATGAAGACAATGCACGCCAAGTTTTAAAAGTTCGCCGTATTCCTCGCTGTCGAACAAATAAACGTATTCGTTGCCGTCGTTTTTCACTGCTTTTATACTATCTTTGTCAACTGCTATTTTCATATTAACTCCTACATTGATTATAACATAAAATAAAAAAAGGACAAAATTGTCCTTTATATAATTCTCCACGCGCACCTCATAATCCTATCGCTTGGATCGAACGTGTCATAAATTACCCCGTCAATAATAGCAGTAATGTGGCCGTTTGTAGTGACTGCATACTTGCCAAACGGGTGCTCGTTTGCAAATTCGCCAATAGTTTTAGAGTAGTGACATTCGCGTAGGTATCGGTCGTCCAAATAATCTTCAATAAAGACGACACTGTCCATCATTAGGCTGTCTTGATTTGCCAACGTGCTCAATTCCTCATAAGTTTCGTTCCAACTTTTACCAGTCAGCAACGACAACGACCGCAACGTGCAGTCGTCAATGTGCCTGTTGTGGGGGTTGTTATTAAAATACTTATACATTATCTCATACTTTTCTGAAGTGTTTCGTTAAGCATTTGTTTTTGTTGTGGTGTTTCAGCTTCTTCGTGCAATACTTTAATAAAATCTTCAAGTGCTTTTACCATATAGTGGAATGACTTGTCGGTTTCTTCTCCTGCTCCATATCTGTTGCGGCTTTCCATGTAGCGTCCATATTCACCTGACATTCTGTCTAGTTCTTCATCGCCACGATATTTCATGTCATACCCGCGTCTTCCGTAGTTTTCTCCATAATTTCCATAGTTTCCATATTCTCCGTAGTTTCCGTATCCTCCGCGACCATAACTGTCATATCCTGGTCTTCTTCCATAATTACCATAGTTCATATTTTCTACCTCCTTTGCGTCTTTATATATATCAACCAATTTATACAAGTGATCTAAATTGCTTGTCGTTATGCCTTCGTCTAGTATTTTCTTAATGCTATCTTCGGCTTTTTTTGCTATCTTGTCGTGCATTTATATTCCTCCCTTCCATAAGAAGATTTATAATTTGTTCATTTTGCTCAATAATTGTTTTCAAATAAAATTTGTCTTGCCGTTGTAGTTCTTCCATTAAGTCCACATTGTTATAATCTTGAAACAATATTTGTAGACTTAATGCTTGTAATATAAGGCTTGTTATGTCTATTTTATTATTCATTATCTATTAAGTCTTTCAATACTAAATGTAGCATTAGTTACAATAGGTGCAACAGTAGTAATTGGTGTTGTTGAATCACTTGGTGTAGGAACCGTATCAACACTTCTTACACTTATATTAGTTGTTCCTCTAGGGCATACTCTTAATTTTTTATCAAATGACACAGTTTCATAATCATCGGCTGCTGCAAGTGTTATGGCTCTTACTGTGTCTGGAATAAGAACACCATCTTGAAATAATCCAACAGCAATAGTTCCCACAGTAGCACTACTTACGGAAGCACTAAATTCTACATCATAATATCCTGTGTATCCATTTCCGAATATTTTAAAATTAGGATTCCCATTTGAATAATCTAGCCAGCCGCAACAAGAGGCGCACCTTGTTCTAATATCAGTTTCATCAAAAACTACTGGACTTGTATTACTAGTTAGTACTTCTGGTTGGTTTATAATTGTTTCTATCATATATTTCTCTCCTTTCATAAATAAAAGAGATAGGACTTGCCTATCTCGGTTGGTTACATTTTGTAACCATCTAGCAAGTTCTCGTAATCGAGTGCGTAGTATTCTACTCTATGCTATTAAATAAATTGACTTGTTGTCCCAGTACATCCACATCCATAACTTGGTGAACAAGTAAATATTGGTTGATTACCATATACTGGTTGTGCTGGAATAGGGCAACTTCTTAATTCACTAACTAATTGGTTAGCAACAGTTGCGTTGTTAGTTCTTAATTCAGCAGTTTGTGCTACTTGTGAAGCTTGTAAGTCTTTCATTAAGATTTCTCTTTGTAAGTCCACAATCTTTTCATTCTTCGCGTCAATCTTGTCTTGGCATAATTGATCTAAAATGCGTTGAGTGTTAGCAGTTTGATTTGTAATCAAATCTCTTATTCCGTTGCTTAATGCTTCCCTGTCAGCGCAGTTTTCACTTAAAACAGTGCTTGTTAGATTTGCAGTCGCAAGTCTATTTTCGCAGCAGCAATTAGCAAGTTGTGAACTTAAATTGAACATTTGGTTCATGTCAGCCATTTGTCTATTGGCAGCAGCTATTTCACTATTGTAGAAACCATTAGTGACTGCCCCAGTTATGTCGGCAGTGCTATTACAGATTTGATTTGATAAACCATTAATAGCGTCGCGGTTGCCTTCAAGTTGGTTGCTTAAATGCAGAGTGTCAAAGCCATTATTAGTATTGTTCATAATGTCTTTTTGTCCGTTTGATAACCAAGCGAAGTCATTGTTGGCATTTCCACCACCAAATCCACCCCAGCCACCATTATTGAATAATAGTGCTAGAAGTACGATCGCCCAGATACCATCGCCGCCAAAGAAACCACCATTGCCAAAACCACCATTTGCATACATAGGGTATGGGTAGAATCCGTTTCCGTTTGTAGTTGCAAGTTCAACTGTCGGTGTTATTCCTGAATTTCCGTTCATCTTTTTATTCTCCTTTCTATTAATTTATATCAACTCTATTTAGTGCCAATACCAAACTTGGTAAGTTGTTCGTTCGTTATGCCGAAATTGTTGGCAAACTTTTGAAATTGTTGCATTTGTTCTGGGGTATACTTGCCCGTAATCTCTTTTAAGAACTCCTGCGGATTATTATTGCTTCCTTTTAACTTTTCGTATTGTTGAAACATTTGTGGGTTCCTCGCTTTCAACTGGTTCAACAACATATTCATTACTTGATTCATTTACGACTTTCCTTTCCAATTCGTCAATTCGTGCCTTTAGCATTTCGATTTGAATATCTTTTTCGTCGTGTGCAACGATTTCGTTTAGCTCGTAGGTTTTAATATCGCCCTTGGCACTTTTAATCCACATTACTGTCATGTCCTTGCTAAAGTACGGCGTGTCAAACATAACGGCCTCGCGCTCGACCTCGTCAATCGTGTTCGCATACTTTATGCCCGTGTTGGCCGACGCAAGTTGAAACGTCTGATTAATGCTAGGCTGCACCGGTTGTTGCATTTGTTTCTTCATACTTTCAAGTTGATTAATTTGCTCGTTGATCCTATCAATGTTAGATTGTGGGTTCAGAACATTGAAATATGGGTACGTGCTCATTTGTTTCACTTCCTTCTTGCATGAAAAAAGGCAAAACAAATAAGCGTTTTAAACTTATCGTCTTGCCTCCTTTCAAATACATTGTCACATATATTTGTTCCAGTAGATTGCAAAGAAAAAGCAATTATAAAAGCATTAACGTCTTATATAATTGCACCTCGTAATATTTATTAAATAATTCCTTCAATTTTTTGATTTCGTAGCTTATCGTCCGTTGACTTGCACCGATTTCCATACTTATCTTAACAATAGTTTCTTTTTTAAGTACCATATCAAGTATTTTCTTTTGTTCCTCGGTTAATGATACATTTTGTACAAAATCATCGTATATCACTTTAATTTTAAGTTTTTCGACCATAATATCACCAATTCGTGCATATAATACACTATTTTTGTGAAATTAAAATGCAAAATGTTGGCAAATATTGGCATTAAATGGCAAAAAGTGGCAAAAAAAAACTATTAAAAAAAATATTTGTTTATTTTTTTGTAAATACTTTGCTTTCTGTTCGTGATGGTACGTTGAGAATAACCGGTTTTTAGTATTATTTCCTTGTTGGGTTCGCCTTTTAAACACATATCAAGAATTGTTTTTTCTTTCTTACTTTCTTTCAATAAACCTTTCTTCATAATCAAGTCGTATGCTTCCTGGGGCATATCAAAAGAATATTGTGGTTTTTTCATAAAAAAACGCCTCCTATCTCTTTGTTGGAAGCGTATTATATATTATAACCACATCAAAATCAAATTATTTTTGAATCAATACAAAGATTAAACCGATTGCGCCAGTTATTAAAGCTCCGGCAATTAAACGTGTGATCCATTTAATCTTGTCCTGAATTTCAATAATGTCTTTTTCGTTTTCTTTCGTTTTGGAATATGCTTGTTCGCACTTTTCTTTTATGTTGTTGTAATCGTCAATCTTGCTTTCGATAACGGCAAGTCTTGTTAGCACTTGTGTTTCAAAATCTTTTTCCATGTTATTTGCCTCCCTTTACTCTTTTGTAACTGCTTACGCGCATTCGTCCCATTTGCGTTGGCAAACCACTTTCTTTGCTTAATTCTTTGTATTTATTAGTAAGAACAGTTATTCTTCGCTGCGCCGTTTGAACATCTTCTGGAATGCCAGCAGCCCGTGCCATTATTTGTTCGTCTTTGGCTTTTCTTATTTCGGTTTCAAGTTGCCTTTGCAGTTGAGTGCCTTCATAGTTGGTATAGTGTTTGCCTTCATATTCAAAACCTTTTTCGTTGTCGTCAATTATTTTTTGTAATTGTTCATTATCGTATTCCGGTTTGTTGACGCCAAGAACGATTGCAAAAGTGTAATGATAACAGTTATATTGGCTTATTGCACGTCTGTCGTGTCCTGTTTCTTCACTTATAGTAGGAAATAGCATTCCATCATAACTTTTTGCGTCTTCATCATTTTGAAACTTCTCAAATTCTTTATTACTAAATTGTTTCCCTTGAACCAAAGCATGGTCAGGTGCAGGATTTAAGTGAACACTAATTTCGACACCATCAGCGTCATATTCTTTACCAATAACCTGTTGTGTCTCGTTGTGTAAGTTCCTTAAAGCACCTCTCATTTGCATTCTCACGGCACTATCAAGTCTCATTGCTCTTCCTGTGCTATAATCAACCGTTTTTAGACCACTAGAAGCGAGTTCTTTGATAGTTGAATACATTTCCTCTTGGAAAGTAGTTTTGCCTTGAGAAACACTTAAAATGGCTTTATCTAATACTTCCTGATATGTACGTGCCAGCGGTGTATAAACAACCTTGCCGTTTTGTACTTTTGTAAACGCCAACGTTTGTGAAAAATTGACGTATTCGTTGGCAGTTATGTTGGCGAGCGAATCGACTTGCGTCTTTAATGCTAGGTTGTCTTCGTATGGAATATATTTTTTTCCACGATAATCATAAAACTGCTTGGCAAATTGATAATCGTTCTTTGCTACTTCTTCAAAAATTTGCTTTATGTCCTTAACATTCAGCTTGGTTATTTCGGCAAGTTTTTTTGTTATCTTGTCATAGTCCCCACCATATTTTAAAATCTGTTCGAGCTGATATGTTTTGCTTGACGACAAAGTTCCAATTTTTTTTATGCTCTTGCCAATTTCTTCTAAAACATAAGTGTTGCCTTGTTCAATTCGGCGTGTAAGCCTTGCAATTACCTTTTCTAGTATTTCATCACTTAACATAGGTTAATCACCTACTATTCTTTTTCTTCAAATTGTTCTCTTGTCCCTAATAAGTCATCAACTTTGGGTTCTTGTTCTTTTATTTCATCAATCGCCTTTTGACTTTCCTCAAGTGTTTCATCAGGTTTAAGCCATTGTCTTACTTCCACATCACTAATAATGCCTTGGTTGTTTGCCCAAATCATTTGTGACCATTCTGTTTGCGTGTCTTCAATTAAACCATAAGACCATTCAAAGCTAACTTCATAATCGCCTTGTGGTGATAAATTAAACGCATTTGCTAGCACATTGCAAGCATAGAAGAAGTCTTCCATTCCTTTTTCAATATTCTTTTGCATATCGTTACATAATGTAAATGTATCATACATACTGCGTTTTATTTCTGTTGCTGTTGCTTGATTACTATTTACTTCACTTAATATTCCGTAGGAAGTCCCTATTTCGTGTTCTAGGCGTTTGTATAATTCTTGAAGCCTTGTTGTATAATCACGAAATTGTGGATCAAAAACATTAAACTTGTTGTCGTCAGTGTCAAAATTAAAAGTTCTATATAGTCCGTCGCTTGGAAGACTATTTATATTTCCGTTTTTGTCGGCCTTAAACATTGTGTAATCAACACCAAGGAAGCACTCTTTTAATTCGTATTCGCGCACCATTTGTTTTAAAGTCTCTTTTATTTCTAAAATAGTCGCGTCACAGCCATAAGTTATTGGCACACCATATTTATCGTTGGCCTTGCGATTGTTAATAGGCGACTTAATGTAACCAAATAAAACTCGGTCGACATTTGTAATTGTTCTTACTTCTTGTATGTCTTTCCAAAAGTCTGGTGCAGGTATCTTGTTACCCTTTTCATCACTAAATTGTTGTGTAATAACCATATTGCCATTTTCTACTTTGTAATTAGTCCAACGTAAGTAAACCTTCTTATTTGAAGCACTGTTGATTACTTTTCTTTCTGCAAGTACAGTGGCCGCCGTGATTAATTCTCCGTCGGTTTCATCAATTGTAAGACGATCTTGTGGAACTAGGTTATAATAAATCTTGCCACCTTTTACGTAAGGCACTATGATAACCCCGCCGTAACCGAATGCCATTGATGTGATTTTCTTGGCTTTCTTCCACATTGAAATTGCAGTTTTACTCAATAATTCAGTTCTTTTGTTATTACCCTCTATATTTAAATTACTATCACTAATTGTATAGTTTGCTAATTTGTTGCTAAAAATTGCGTTGAAATTTATGTCGTCAATGTTTGCATAAATTCTTGCGTATTTTGAATTGTCACTTATTTCTTTGTCGGTTGTTTCAGTTTTGACCTTGAAAATATTATTCAAGATATATTTAATTATACTTTTAAACATTTGTTATTGCCCTTTCTTTTTCCAAATATTGTTTAACGCATAGCGTACGCTGTCGATACAATGGTTATTCGCGTCAACATAACCACTAATGTAGTTGCCATCTTTGTCCTGTTCGAACTCGTATGTGCTAAACTCTTGCGCTGCCGTTGGACACCTTCGTTGGTCTATTACTATCTTTGCAAGTGAACTTAACCACTTCATTGAATATTCCACACTTCCTGGCCCTTTGTCAGCACCCTTCATTAATGAACCATAAGCTTTGAAGTCGCCAATTGATTTTGGCTCGGCACTATCTGCTATGATTAAGTCGTCTTCTGTAACACCTTTGTCATCTTTTAAATGTTGCCATACGTCAGCATTACTCATTTTGTTTACTACAAACTCATCAAAAATATATAAAGTTCGTTGTGCCGGATTGTAACAACACTTTGTCCATGCTAAAGGATCTGGAAACCAACCAAAGTCTATACCTTGATAAATGTAGTCAAACGTTTTTATTTCCTCGTCTGTTATTTCACGAAGTTCCACATTTTCAAATACATTACCTCCAACACCTGTCATTTCACCAAGATATTCGTTAAGGTATAATTTCTCATTCGTTTGTTTTAAAAACTCTGCCTCATCTATGAATGCCTGTCCTAACCATTTCTTTGGCACAGCTCGGTAGTCACTCAAATGAACAAGTCGGCTTTCCTTTGGCACTATCTTTTCTATGTTAACAAAGTGTTGTGAACTTGCCGGCGTGTTGTAAGAATAAAATTGAATGAAGTCGTCACCACCACGAATAAGTGATTGGTTTATTTTACGAACTTCCATCATTCCTGCGAACTGGTCGAACTCTTCATACCAAGTAATTCCCACATACATATCCTTTGGTGTTTTTAACGATTTAATTTTGCCGTAATCATCAGCACCTCGAAAATATATCTTTTGGCCTGTTGAAATTTTTGTTATCTCTAAAGGTGATTTTGTCAGTTTGTAATCGTTTTTAATGTGGGGATATACCTCACTCAAAGTATCAATCGCCCACTCAATTTGTGCATACACACTATCTTTTAATGTGTCCTTAACTTTACGAAGCACAACTGCACACATTCGTGGATTATTTTCAAGGAGTACAATAAGAACCTCACTTATAAATGATGACTTTGTCGAACCACGGCCACCTTCCAAGTAATATTCACGATAGTCGCGGTCAAGGATTGCTCGATATATGTCCGTAAATTGACTTGCAATATCTTTGGCAGGAAGTTCCACATAAATGTTACTTTCTTCGTCTTTTCTTTCCTTTTGTAGCATTATATTGTAAATTAACTCGTAGTTCTTGGCATTTCCTAGTTCAGCACCCTTTATTAACCCTAACGTAACCAACTCCTGATGTGTTAAGCCCATCGTGTTTAGTTCTTCTTCGGTTATGTTTTCGGGTACACCGTCAAGACATTTGTCAAGCACCGATAACATCGTGGCTTTCTTTCGTTTTGCTATTCCTGAAGCTATACCACCCAAGCGACCATTAATTCTTGCCTTTTCACGGTCTTGATCGCTAGTAAACATTATTAAATTGTCTTCCTTTGCCACGTAGTTATCACCACCTGTATCTCCTTTGAATTGTCAATGAAATTATAACACAAGTTGTCAAAATAGGCAAAACTACCTTACACAATATTGTTTTTTGAGTTCCATAAGCTGATACTTGCCGTCGTCGTAACCCCACAAGAAATCGATGATGGCGTTTTTAAAACATAGCTTCATGTGTGTGTTGGCATAGACATAATAGTGGTAGAATATCTTGCCGTTGTCCGTCAGTTGCTCAAATAACCTGCGAATTGCGTCGCAATTGTCGCAGAAGTCGTAGTAAGTGTAAAATTGCATTTGTTCCTCAATAAATGCACACTCGCTAAAGTCGACCTTGTCAATGTAGTGGTTCATAGTTTAATCCTCCTTTGCACAAATTCTTCCTTGATTATTGGAACACCGCGTTTGGTGTATTCGTGTTCGTACTTGTCTTCAAAGAACTCGAGCATTTGCCTGATGGCAATTAAATGTTCTTTTGTAATGCCCTCCTCGTGTTCGCTTTTTAGTTCTTGCGACAGTTCAATAAATAGTTTAAAGTCGGTGTCTTCAATTATGTGGATATAATTGTGCGCCGTGCCTCTCACAAGCAACGATCCATTGTCGTAGGTTGTTTGGCCGCCATAATGCTTCGGCTGTATGTGGTGATATGATAGTTCTTTCTTAATGTCGAAAGTATAGCCCATAAAATCATATCCCAATTCGTTTAGGTTGAAATCATTGTAAAGTCTGTTTGCTAGTTTTCCCATTCTCATTCTCTTTCCTTTTCTCCTCGTCTTTCACATAGTTCAATACCATTAAAAAAGTCGCAAAGACACCCACTAGTGTCAATGCGACGAATGAAAGAATATAGTTTAATGCTGCGTTCATAATATCAGCCCCTTATCTTAATTTCATTGTAACACAAGCAAAATAAAAAGTCTAGTTATTTAAAACTAGACAATGGGGGTATTATACGCCGACCAATGAAAAAATCTTTTTTTTAAAAGTTTTCAAGAATAGATAAGAGGTGTCGGCAATAATACAAATCGTAAGTATAAGAATATGTCGGTGTAATACTTACAAATGCAATATTACTATTGCTAATTAAATTATATCATTTCTTCGATAAAAGGTCAATTATGGCTTTGCCACATTCACTTGGTTTACAAAATACGAATTCCACATTATATCTGTCTCTAAAAGTTTTTACTATTTTCTCAAAAGTAAAAGGTGGAACTTTCCCATATTTATTTTCCCATAAATGTATTTCATCAACACTTGTAATATTTTTAGAAGCAACCAAAATAATAAAATGCTCAACTCCAATTTTTTTTGAAAGCATTACTTCATTTTTAAATCTTTCGTGATTAACAGTTCGACATAAATTATTTACCAATTCGCCAAGGCCATCATTGTGTGAATGCTTTAGTTCAACTACTATCTTCATATTTTGAGGATCGGCGTAATCTCCACAAGGTAATTTTGACACAAAATATTCTTGACCTACACTATTAAAATGCTCTTTTATTTTTTTGTTATTTGCTTCTCTACTATCAATTTGAATTATCATTTGCATACCTCCAAATATAACCTTTTGCATATTTCTGCTGATTTCTACATACTTTGCTTATATTTTGTGGAAATATATTTAATGTTCTTCCGGCTTCATTAATAGAATTCCATTGTTTTATAAAATTGCCATTAAGATCATATTGATTAATTTTTTTCTTACCTATTGCATTTTCTCTCATTTGTTTAATTTTTTCTTCAGTTAATTTTCTACCTTTATTTGCAACACTTATTTTTAATTTTGTTTCTTTTGTATGCTTTTTCCCATACATAGGATTTTTTTCTCCAATTCTCTTTTTTGCAATTTCACTTAATTTCTTTTTTGTTTCATCACTTCTTTTTATGCCTTTTATTGCATTTGATATTTTTTCCTTATATTCATCAGTGTGCATATATCCAGTATAACCATAACTGCCAGTTTCTTTATATTTTTTTATTCTTCCTTCATGAAGTTTTTGTATATGCTCTTTAGTAATATGTCTACCTAAACAATACTTATTACCTTTACTTTTAGCGCCTATTTTTCTTTTTGTTTCTTCACTATGTGTTCCACAACAATTACCACCATTTTCTATGTTGTATCCATATTTTCTATTATTACATTTATATTTTTTAATAAGTAATATTTCTTGTTCTTCAGCTTGCTCTTTTGATAAACCAGTAAATAATATTTCATGTTTAACATTATCCCAACCATACTTTTTTATTGCTTTACTCATAAGCGGGCATGAATTATATCCTTTTCCTTTATTCCATCTTGTTTCTGGTTTTCTTTTGGTTATGCCAATATAGATTTTATTATTTGGAAATATATGTTTATAAATAGTATAATTATTTGGCATTTAACAACCTCTCAATTTCTTGGTTTATCTTTTCAATAGCCTTTTCATATCTTGCCTTCAACTCGGGTTTTGCCTTCTTGCATTTTTGAATAAGGTCGTAGCGTTTGCCGCTCAAGTTTATTATTTTTATTTCTTTTTCTGCTACGCTCATTTTTACCACCTTCGCCCCTTTTCTTCTCCGCGCACCTCGACGTGTTTGTACTTCGACTTGAAGTATAGGAACTCGCTCACAGTTATCTTTTTGTATATCCACATTGTGTCTGTTTCTCTCTCATAGTAATATTTAATCATCTTTCTTTCTTCCCCTCATATATTCTTCGATTGTGATTTGGTTTGGATCAACCTTTTCAATTTTTCTGTACCCAAAGCCCTCCAAAGTTTCCTCGAACGTGTACTGATTGTTTGGCACGAATAAACGCGTGGCAAGTTCGTATGACCACAAATTTATTAATTGTTGTGATCCAATTTTTCTCGCTTCCATAAGTGCTAGTACAAGTTCTTCAGTCGTTTTATTAATCATATTAATCTCCTTTGTTTTCTAATTCTTCTTGTTCTTTTAAAAGCATATCAGAGGCTTCTTCGTCAGTCATAAATGGTCGTGTTGCAGTTGAAAATTCGCCAGCAGCTATGCGTTCTTTCATTTCTGTTGTTATTCTTTCATCAATATAATTTATAATTTTTTTCATTTCTTCGTAATTTCCTGAACAATTATTAAACAAATAATCATAATAACATTCTTTTAATAAATATTTTTTACCAGAATTTTTTAATATACAACGATTATAATATACGCCATCGCTTCTTTTTATTTTTTTAAAATGTTTTGAAAATTCAATTCCAAAGCGTGTATTGGTACATAAAATTTTTTTATTTTCAATTGCCCATTCTTCATATTTTTTATATAAATCAATTCCTTTTACTTCATCATATACACTACCAGGTTTTATATTTTCATTCATAAAATCATATATTGGGTCTATTAATTCTTTCATTTTTTCCTCCTTTTTATCAATGTTACTACTATGAATAGTTTATGTAAAGTATAACTAGTCATTTTTTCTTTCAAAAAATATTAATTTTTCCTAGTTACAATAAGGGCTTGTAGGGTTTAGTGACTTTCAATGACTAGTTTTCCCGTAAGTCCTATATATGCAAATTTTATATAGGGAGATATGGGGAAACCCAACACGCAACGTCACTAAACTATAAATTGCCTTTTAAACCCCTATTCTACCTAGCTCTATGTTTTTTAAAAATATAAAATTAATGACTAGTCACACTATAAATAAAACCATACATACTATTAATTACTCATAATGTTCCCACCATTTTTCATTTTTCTTTTTGTAATCAGGAACACTTATTGAATTTTTTAAATTTTCGGCATAATTTGACAATTTACAACCTTTATAATATGCTCCATCGTTCCTTTTTATTTTGTTTGGGTATCTCGTTAAAAATTCTTTCCCAAATCTTGTATTTGTGTGGCAATATTCATTGTTTGTTTTTGCCCATTCACAATAAATTTCATATAGTTCATTTGCTTTTATAACTTCATACTCTTTTCCATCTTTGATACAATCTTCAATGAATTTTGCTAGGACGTCCATTTCTTCACGATATTCTTTACTTGCTTCAGATATGCAAACGGGTTGATTTGTAAGTCCTTCTTTTTGCCATTTGATACAACCTTCGACTGCCCATCTCATAATTTGTGGAAGTTCCTTGCGTAATCTATATGAAAGGTTGCGATCTATCTTATCGGCAGGAATTTTGACAGTAAATGGAATTAAAACTATTCTTCGCCAAATACCATTGTCAGTTCCACTAATAATTGGTTTGTGGTTAGTTGAAATCCACATTTTAAATTCAGGTCTAAACTCGAATTCTTCAGCAAATAAGAACCTGGCAGTTATCTTGTCACCACCGGTTAATTGTTTTATTAAACTTTCGTTAAGTTTCATGCCTTCCTGTGGTTCGGCGACTGTTACAAAACGTGCCCCTTTTAAACGTGCAATGTCGGTATTAACGGCGGCAGAATGTTTCTTGACCATTATGCTTTCGGCTTGCATATTTAAGGCGTACGTGCCCATTAACGTTGTTATAACGTCCATAAAAGTTGATTTACCATTGCAACCATTACCATAACAAATAAATAAACATTGTTCGCGAGTGCTTGCTGTTAATGAATAACCAACGGCTTTTTGTAAGTAATCAATTAATCCTTGGTCGTTGCCTGTAATTTCATTTAAAAATTGCAACCAACGTTCAGGTTTTTCACAATCTTCAGCATAACTTGAAAATCCTATTTTACTCATGTGATAATCAGGATTATGGGCAATTAATTCGCCATTTCTTAAATTAATTATTCCATTTTCCACATTAATTAAATCTGGTTGTGTGTCAAAATAATCAACGTCAATTGCTATATCTCTTAAATGTTGTGCTTCAGCAATCATATTTGTTTTTTGTTTGTTACTTTCTGTTCGCTTTGCCCACTTTAAAAGTTCTTGTTTTTTTTCACCATCAAATGATTGTGCTTGTTTTTTCATTCTCGCAATACATTCGTCGGCAAGTCGTCTTATTTCGTTAGTGGTATCTTCTCGGTAAACTTTGCCGTCCCAAAAAGACCACTTGTTTCTATTTTTAGAATATTTAACGTTATCTTTAAAATAATGTGCAAATCTTAATCCATTACCTGTATCTGTTAATTCAAATTCTGGTTCAGTATTTTTTAGTTTTTTATTTGTAGTTTTTACAGCAATACTTTCTATTGGAACAGTAGGATTATAAACTTCATCACAACTGGCTATTGCACGTTCAAGAGTTAATTGAGAATATAATAATTGTCCTCGTTTCTCGTCCCATTTTTTTCGATACAAACCACTTGATCTAAATATTCTATCCATTTGTTGATAGTTTTTTTGTGTCCAAAATGCAAGCATATTGCAAAAAGCTAAATCTGCTTCGCTTTGACTAGCATATAATCCTTCCCATTGCCCTTGATATAAAACCTCGAAAGCACCACCTGTTTTGCTTTGCCTTGCTCTGTCAATTATTTCTTGGTCATCTAAATTTATTTTTTCCACAGTTATAGGGAGCGCAGCTGATGTTGGTTTTGATAAATATTTACTGTGCAAAATTTTAATTGTTTCCGTGCAATCAATAATAGGACGTTTTTCTTTGTAAATATTACCTGTCATAACAAAATATCGCGCGTTTGAATACATTTCTACTTTGTCTTTTCGCCTTGCGCCATCAGGAAGTTTACCTTTACAAATTATGTGGATTCCATTGCCACTACGAGAAAATTCAGTATAGCTTCCAAGAGTGTCCACAAATTCATCAACAAAATCGACGTCGTCAATACATTTGTCTAAGTCAACTCCAAAGTATGGTTCTTTAAATTGAAAACCAATGCCGGCAAACCCAAATTTTTCTTTTGCTTTGACTGCTTGTTCAAACGTTCCCCAAGTAGAAGGGTTGTTTGCCATCGCATTGCCACCTGTTATTGGATTTTTAGGAAGTTTATTTACGTCACAGCAAACCCATTGCTTTAATTTTTTTAATTCCTCTGGAATATTATCGTAGTTTACCATAACTTATTATTTTCCCTTCTTATTTAGATTTATTGGTTTTAAAACTATTTTATCTTCATAAATTTCCATATAAAAATGATTACCCCATTTATTAATAATGGCTTGTGGAATAATCATTTTATTAGTCGTTCTTTCAGCATTTTTTTGATATACTAAAATTGGTTTTTCCATCTTTCTTACCTCCTTATATTGTTAAGTTAATTATAGCACTACTTTCGCACCTAATCAATATTTTTTTTAATAAAAAAACAACCTTTTTTACAGGTTGTTTATTTTTTAATCTAAAAGACCTTTGCCATCGTCAATTTGAACGACGTCATCGCCAAAAACTTCTTTTGCAGCCTCCTCAATTGAAGCAATTGTGTCTGAATCAACAGCAGCAGATTTACTTGTTAAGATTTCAATGTGTTCAACTTGAATTACATTTTTAAAATGTTTAATTCCTTGTTCATCTTCGTAATTATTATTTATTATTTTCCCCACAATACTAATCTTGTCACCTTTATGTGCATATTTTTCAACGAATTCAGCTTGAGTTCCCCAAATGCTTATATCGAAAAAATCAGTGTCGTATTCGCCGTCCTTGTTTTTAAAGTCACGAAGTACAGCAATTGCGTTTCTTACTACCTTTCTGTCGTTGTAATGATTTACTTCAATTTCTCTACATAAATTTCCATTTAAAAATATTTTATTCATACTATTTATTCTCCTTTTTTAATTCATTTAATATTTTATTTAATTCTTCCTCGTCACACTCGCTTAACTTTTTGCCATGTTTTGCCACAACTTCAAGCGCGTTCGGATATTTTTTAATTTCTTCTTTTAAATTTTCAAGTTCATTTTTTGTATCTTCTGGCAGATCCTCGCCTGCATAAATATATAGTCCTAAACCATGACGTGCGACTGCTTTAGTTAAACTTCGCTGTATGGCTTTGTTAACATCAAAACTTGTTATGCTATCAACAGGAATAGATTTGTTTTTATAATCCATAACAGGCAAATATTCAATGTGTTCAATGTCATTAATTGTTACACCAGTTTTTACCCAAGCTGTTTTTCCGTCAGTCCAATATATGCAACCAGTTTCAGTTTCATAAATTTTATAATTTGCTGTCGGATGCAATTTTTTAACTTCACCCCAAGCCCAAGCCCAAGATAAATATGTAAGCCCATTTTTTGATTCTGTTTTATCGCTTACATTAATATTATTTAAAGTCACAAAATAATTTTCTTTCATTTCCACATCTCCCATTCTAATATTTTTTTAACTTCACTTTTTAAGTAAGGCACTTTTATAATTTCATAATCATCGTTGTTTTCACTCATATAAACTATGAAAAAATCTTCAATTATTATATTTGTATACTTTTCTATCAAATATTTGTATATTGATAATTGAATTGCATAATGATTTAATGTTGTGTCTTTTAAATGTTGTAGTGGTGCTTTCATTTGTTTAGCATATTTTTCATTTTTGTGGATATTACTATTGGTTTTATAATCCACAAGAACAAGTCCACCTGTAAATTTGTTTAAAAATAAATGATCAACTGCCGAAGCTATATCATATTCTTCAGAGCCTATTACATATTCATCCACAACGTGTTCTAAAATATTTTTATAGTCTTTATAAAAATTAACTGATTGTACTGAAACAACATTTAATATATTTTTTAAGTCTTCACTAGCATATTCTACACTAATTGGAAATTCATAACCCATTTTCCATAATGCTTGTGTATAATCGTGTATTTTGCTCCCTTTTTCACACGCAAACTTGTTTTTATATTCCCATTCATCTAAAACTTGTTGAATGGTTTTGTTTTCCTTTAAAGCGACTTTTTCGGCAACTTCTTCTTGGTTGAACTCGTTTGCATATTCTTCGATTAACCTGGTTGCAGATATTCCAACTCGTTTGCCTTTGTATTCGTAGTGATGATCTTCCGGAAAAAATTTAAAATCACCAAAAGCCTTATTTAATTCTTTTAAGTATTCATCTTTAGTCATTATTTGCCACCAAAGTCTTTTTCTAATTCTTCATTTAATTTTTTAAAATCAGTTTTGGTGATTGTTGAAGTATTTTTAAATTTTTTAATTTCTATTCCTTTTTTTTCAATATATTCAGGAAGTTCAATTATATTAATATGTTCTTTCATATAATATTTTAATTGATTATAAACAGTATATAAACTTAATCTATAATGATTATAAGCGAAATTATATTTCGGTTGATATTTCATAATATAATAATCTTCCCAATACTCTAATTCTTCTAATGGTTTTTCTATAAATGCAAATTTGTTAAATTTTTTATCACCGTGTTGGAATAATCTTTTTAAACCATAAGTTGTTTGACCAACATAAATTACTTCATCATTATCAAATAATAGATAAACGGCAGTTTGTACTCCACCGGGAATTTCATAAATATTAAATTCCATTATTTACCTCCTTTTAATAAATATTCTGCTAAAATAAATCTAATTAACTCATTTGTTTTAATTCCACGATCTTTAGCCATTTTATCAAGTTTATCTTTAACTTCACTACTTATGTCAATGTGAAGCTTTTTCTTATCCATCATCATACCTCCTTCTATTTATTGTTAATTATATTTTAAACCTTTTAAGGTTATAAGTCAATACCAAAATAGTATTTTTTACATAAAAAAAGATAGCATTAACTATCTTCCTTTTCTAATAAATCAAAATCAGTAAAAATGCTAGTTTGCCCGTTGGCAGTTATTCCATTAAGGCGATTAACTGCTATTTTATGATATTCCGGATCAATTTCCATTCCTATATATTTTCTATCTAATTCTTTAGCAGCAACACAAGTTGTTCCACTACCAGTAAAAGTGTCAAGTATTACCCCCCCCACATTGCTTGAATTAAGTATCAATTTTTTTATTATATTTAATGGTTTTATAGTTGGGTGATAATAATCTTC